GCGCGGGATTATGTACACTGGCGACACAAGGGGCCAGGCGTGGTACATGGATATGATGTGTGAAGCGCGTGGCGCGGCGGATCTTGTTTCCTCATCAGCGAGGGAAAGAGGGCTTTAATGAAACGGTTATGTTTGGCGTTAGTTATGATGGTTACTGCTCCGGCGATGGCTGCAATTCAGTGCGGCAACTACACGATGACCGGTGACGGAATGACTGTTATTAACGGTGAAACTGTCACATCACAGAAGATAAAATTTCT